TTTTTCCATGGAATGATGCTGCGGGATCCCCCAACTTTCCAGATACCCGACATCGCCACCGGCATCATTAAACCGGCGACGCAAAAGCTCTGTAACATCTGACCAGGCTTTTGCACCCTTTTTCGCCTTAATGTTCCCGGTGTCCTGCCCGCGGATTTCGTAAACCAGATCCCTAACCCCCTTTTCATCCTCAAACAGGTGGAAGAAACGCGGGTCAACAGCCTCAAAAGCTTCCTGAATCTGGCTCAGAGCAAAGTCGCGAGTGGCCTTTCCTCTCGACTCTACAGAAAGAAAATTCGATTTCCCGTCAGCATGGAAAGCGATTGTGCGATTCAGTGCCTCAAGCTTACCATCCGTTCCCTGATATGAATTCAGGAAGGCATCGAGGCGCTGACGAGCTGCGATGGTCAGGGCGACACGTCTTTTCTTCAAAGCGGCCTCATACTTAAATTCATCGGCAGCAAGCTGTCCCGCCCGCTTGAGGCGTTCAGCATCGGTAAGAATTCTCCATGATGTCGGATCATTCCGGGCAAGCTGGCGCATGTTGCGATAGATACGATCCTCAATATTCTTTATTTCTGCCGCGTTAAGCGTGCGCTTGGCTGCTGCCTGAACTGCCTGAATACATTCCTGTCTCATGTTTAACCCCTTAAGAAACAACTGACGGCAACATCAAACAGGCTTGAGTCCTGAATGGCCTGCTCATTTTCTTTGGATGCTTCATCAAGCACCTCCCTTGCGCTTCTTGACTGAGGGTTTCCTTCATCATCAATTACCGTGATTAGCATTTCAGGCGAGTCTGACAGTGATTGTTCAGCCGCCTGAATATCCAGGTCATCGATCTGCCCCTGCAGATCCCTAGCTTTTGGAGGGGAGGCATCACGAACAGCCTCAGCTGGCTGGAACGGCGCAGCATCATCTGCGTTACGTACTTCTGCAGTTCTGTAATACGAAAGGGCCTGAGAGTTTAGATCTGTCTCCGCCTGACGCCGCCTTGCCAGTTCGGCACGAGCCTCAAAATACCGGCCGCCAGGTTCATGCGGCTCCAGTGCATTACGTGAGAATTCAAGACGTCCCTGAGCCTCAGAGATTTTTCTATCAACTTCACGCAGCCTGTCCTGTTTATCAGCTCTTTTGCGAGACAGATCTTTACCGCTTCCTGCTGGCTCCTCTGAAAGGATATTCGCCCTCTCAGTATTCAGATCGTCAATGATTCTCTGGCTGTTGGCTATTTCTGACTGATAGACCTGACGATCTCCACGTGGCAATACCTGCGCCGCATCTGCTTCAAGGGCTCTCGTTTCAAGAGCTATAGCCGCCGATCCCTCGTCCGCCTGGAAGAGAACCTCGTCCAGAGATTGTGCGATCAGGCTTCTACGTCCAGGTAATTCACTGAATGCCGCTGGCTCAACGATATTCGCCACATCAACCGGGTTGCCTTCGCTGACATTTCTCATAGCCTGTTTTAGGGCCATTGCGTGAGCATCGCGAGACAGGACGTTGATCGGTATTCCCGGCGCCACGTCGATTTCAGCGTGGTGCGCTGCGTTAGCAGTCAGCGCAGCATCAACTTCTGCCGGCAAAAAGTCCGGCGGTCTGACATTTTCACCACGGGAATTAATGAAACGACCCAAGCCGCCAAATGCCACGCCAAGGACAGCATCAATAGCCATAGCCTGACTATCAAAGACTTTGTATTGCGCGGCCATTTCTTCGTAGCCATTATCTTTCAGGGCGGATGCTGTCATGCCTCGCAATGCCATGCCGAAGGCCAGGTTGGTACCAGCAGCATAAGCAATATCTGGCGCGGCGCGTGCGGTGGCTGCCAGCGCATTGCGTGCAGTGCTTTCTCCAGCACGGACGATTTGAGCACCGACACCCTCAGCCAGTGCCCCGCCAGCACGCAACCCAAGGCTCATGGGGATGAGTGCACCTGCGCCAGCAGTAACACCGTGAATCAATGCAACATCTTGCGCTGTCGAAAGATCCACACCCTCAGATCTCAGTTTCTCGAACTCGGAGAAACCCTGCAGGGAGGTGACCGCCGCCGCCCCGCCCACTGGCCCTCCCGCAAGCGTACCGACTACGGCCTGAGAACCCATGTCAAAAAGCCCGTACAGAACCTGTCCTGCCGTACCAGTGGTTGCAGCGTCAGGCGTTAGGCGCTTAACCTGGTCCTGTGCCAGCTTTCGCTGCACAGCGATATATTCAATCGATGTGTCATTAACGCTGGTATTTTCATTTATGAAACTGGCGATCGGAGAAACAATTTTATCCAGCCCAGCCCAAAGCAACTGATCAGGTTTGGCAACCAGGCCGGAGTACAGGCCGGATACCGCCGCACCTACCGTATTGTCGAAGAAGCCAACATCACTCTTAAAGCCAGCCGGATTAGATGCTGCATCATCCAGTTGCTGGTTCTGGTTTACCTGGTTAAGCCCAAAGTAACTCATTGCGGCAATCCTCCAGCGAATCTCTGGCGATTCTGCGTCAGATCAATGACGACCGGAGATCCGTCTTCTTTGAGGAGGTAACCGGTGCCAAGCTTAACCAGGTACTGGCTGTCTCCGTAACTTTGCAAACCGTACTGCCCAGGTGGTGCCTTGATGCCTGCTTCGACTATCTGACTTTGCCAGGCCTGATTAACCTGACTGTCAAACTGCTCAGAAGACATACCCCATGGCAGGAGGACATTGCCCATGCCGTTGTAATCGTACGTTCCGCCAGTTGCAACATTGATCGCCTGCTTCCAGACATTGTTATCAAGCTCACCAGAAAAATCGCCCTTTTGCGACATCACCCCAGCGTAGTAATCCTTCGCCACCTCATAAGCCATCGTCGCCCCCTGAGCATCGCCAGCAAAAGCATCTTTGACGGTGTCAGTAAATTCCAAGCGCATGTCAGCCTCTTTCGGCATTACAACACCCTTCACGTCTTTGGTGCCTTTTCGTGCCGCAGCTCCGCTCAGGATCGTTTGGGATGCTGTTTCTGGAGACACATTAACATCAGGGTTGAACCAGTTTTTCTCAGCAACAATGCCACCAGGCTTATCCATCAGTATCCCGGCAACCGCAGCTGATGGCGCGTTAACACTGATCTGCTGTAGAGCAGCCATGTAGTTTTTCCCTCCGCCAGTACTTTTGTGGATGGTGTCCAGATAGGCAGACTGTTGGGAAACAGGAGCATCTCGGAAGAACGCGCCGATCTGGTTTGCTTCTTCTTTAGAAAAGAATGTAAGTGGTGTGCCGTATGATTGAGCCATGCCCTCAATTTGCGAGGCGCGTAGAGCTATGCTTTCCGCAAAACCATTCTGGCTGTTCATATCGATTGGTTTCGATAGCCCGGATGCCAGAGAGAACTGGACAGGGTCTGCCTTACGCTGGCGGACAACCTCTCCTGCCGCGCGAACCACTGCATCATAAGTTTGAGCACGTGCGGCGTAACCCTCGCCTGTTTTATCAGTACCTGGTTCCAGTCCTTTCACTGCAGCTTCAATGCTGCTGGTAGGCATGGTGCGGAAAGAACCAATATACTGCCCGGCGATCTGCGTGTTGCGAAATTCTGTGTAACGGAGATTCCCCTCCCGCACACCATAAGCCGTCAGGAAGTCTGTCTGTGAAGGCGCGTTCGGGAACTCAACGCCGCGCATGTATGCCGCTGTCGCATCACGAACCTGAGCGTCAATGGCTGTCCGGTACTCTGCCTGCTGCTGCTTACGCATCTGGTCTGCCTGGCGCAGGAACGTCGCCTGAGCCTCTGGAGACGCTGCATCGAATGCGGCGTTGCCGGTGTACCGCTTGGTGCTGGTCGGCAGCGTAGAGAGGCCAATCGCTGCGCTGACACCAGTAGCAAGCTGTTGGTCGCTGTATGGCTGACTTCCATTTTCATGGTGGATGATGGCGGCACATAGCGCTTTGAGCGTGTCAGGGTTGGACGCATCCAGCGGCTGATCCGGCGTGACGCCTAACTGAGCGCATACAGCCTCGATGTAAGCGGAGGTGTTATTGTTATCTTCCGGCGGTGCCCAGCGGTTGATAATGTCGTTGACCGTATCGATCCCCTGACGCTGATAGGAAAGAAGGTTCCTGCCCAGCGCGCGGATACCATGCTCAGGGGTCTCGAACTTCGCAAAGCGGCCATCGTCACCGGTCTGCCCTGACCATGGATTCGATTTGCTGTATTCCAGATTGCCCGGGTTGTTGTTGCGGATCCCCCTCGCGCCATCACCGCCTGCAGATACCGCCCGGCGGGAACCAGTGACCGTGTCGCTCAGCTCGCCATTGCTCTGAATAAATTCGATGGAATTATTCGCAGACCATTGCGAAAGTGCGGTATCGGCTACCTTCTCTTTGAATTCTGTCTTCTTAGCCTGGATCTGCTCTGGACTCCAGCCGTGCGCCACGCCGTAATCATCGATCTGCTGGAACGTCTGCTGGTTGTAAAGCACGTAGTTCGCGTTGTCGCCATACGCTGTCGCAGCCAGCTTCCCGTTGTTCGCCAGCGTCGCCTGAAACTGCCCTTCCTCGTAGGCGTTAAGTTGCCCAATCTCATGCCGCCCGGCCTGGGTTGTAAACTGCATGCGCTGCTGCTGAGCCTGCTGCATGAACCCGGCCCGGGCACCTTCCGGCAGGCCCATAGCAATCTTTTCGGCCTGGGCATCAAATTGCTGGGTGTACTCCTGGCTTTTTCCCAGAGCGTTTTTACCCTGCTGGTTCAGCAGCCCGGTTTCCGGGTTGGTCAGCAGATCGCTGGAAACCTGACTGAGCTGCAGCGATGCGTCCTGCGCCATAGCAACGTCGGCGCGCTGTTTGGCCTGGGCAAATACGCCAATTGCTTTTGGCGCTACCTGCGAAATGGCGTCACCGATGTTTGGCTGATTAAAGGCCTGCATGCCCGGAGACTGGAAACCACGACTTTCTACCTGACGCCCGGTTACGGTTGGTACAGTTGGCATTTCGTTATTTCCTTATCGACCGGTTCTGGTTCCGACAGCGGCGCTAATTGGCGCTGCTTTCTGAGAGAATGGAGACCATGATCCCCCACCCATCTGATATGCACCGTATGCCTGAATAGGCGTTGTCAGCAGCGTAGTTGCAGCCCCCATATTTCCCTGCTTGCGTGCTGATACAGCCTGAGCGTCATAGTTCACAGACTGAGCCTGGTAGCCGTAGGCTTCACGCTGGGCGTTATTCACAGTAGTCAGTGCATCGAGGGTGCCGAACTGGGCAGTATCACCGAAGATGTTAAGCGCATCGCCAGTGGTTAGATCCGCCCCGGTAGCCCCCATGATTGCCGCCTGCGTACCAGCAGCCTGCCGATTCTGACGACGAACCTGTTCGGCCTGGGCATTGCCACGGTTGATCGAGTCCTGCGCCTGGGCTTCCGCTACATCAGAATTCCGCTCTGCCACCGCTGCCGAATACTTTCCAGTCTGATACTGGTTGTAAGCGGATAATGCACCTGCAACGAGAGTCGCGCCGGCTAAGATTGTGGTGGGTTCACACATTATTTTCTCTCCATGTGGAAGCGGTGAAACTGATGGCCGTGAATGCCGTATGGCTGAGGTTCTTCGATGGTGAAGCCAAGCCAGTGCAGCCATACGCGCGCGGTGTGGTTGCGGGCATCGACATAATTTTCAAGATACGGATAAACGGTCAGCATTGCATTGACCACTTTGCCGCAGCGGCGAAGGAACGTGCGCTGATATTTCACCAGCGCGTCGGTGCCAACCAACCAAGGGATCCCGCTGCCTCCGAGCATCGATGCAGGAGCCACGCCGAAGATGGCTATCACCTTGCCGTTGACCAGCCCGGCGCAGGTGAATGTCGATGTACGCAGGCCTGTTTCCAGCACCCGGCGCGCATCCCAACCACTGGCGGCAAGAAATTCATCGATGTCAGCCTGGCGCACATGGGGAAGCATTTCTTCAATGTGGCTGGCGTTAGCCTGTACGATCTGGGCATTAATCATCAGAAATTCCCCACGGTCATTCGAGGCAGAACAGCCAGCACAGAAAGCGGTAGCGGGTCGAGTTGGCGGATCTTCACGCGGCCATTCTTATCCCAGTTGCTGTCGAGCTTCACTTCCACTTTGCCGGTGGCGTCATCTACCGGGTCGTCGTAGAACTCGAATTCGCGCTGCGGGTATTCGTACCAGGTACCGCCGGGAGTTGATGCCCAGATTCCGCGACTGGCGTTAACAACCAGCGTTACGGTAGGGATCAACTGTTTCTTATCCAGCAGCGTTTCCTGCCCGTTGATATTGATGTCCAGTGTCTCGAATTCTGCGGCGATTGGCAGGCCGATATGCACTACCGCGCCGGGTGATTCCAGTGTGACAGCGCCGCCGGTGACGTCCTTTTTCGGCTCTACGCTGGCATCTGACAGGATATTGACGGTCTGCCCTTCAAGGTGTGACAGTCCGCTGAATGTCCGCCTGGCCATCTGCCAGTTTGTGGTGGCCGCATTGCGCAGAACAGGCGGGACATTGCGGTTAGCCCGGATCACAACCGTGGTGCTGTTGGTAACGGAAAGAATGTCACAGCGCAGCTCCATTGCGACCGGCTCACCGCTAACCGGATCAGTACCTGTGTACGGGAACTGAAGCTGAGAACCGACATCTGCGCCGGTGAAGTACGCCCCGCTGCTGGCGGTGATGGTGTAATCAACCCGGTAATCCCATTCGCCGCTGCCGCCACTGATGGCCATAGTGCGAGATGACGTGTTGCGCCCGTCGTAGCTCAGGCCGCAGTCAACGAAAAAAGCATCCTCTTCATTGGTGAAAAGGCGACTGGAAAGGCGCTCGATGTAGCGCTTAACCTGGCCGTTGATTGTCCGGTTCACCACGAAATACACGGCATCCTCGCTGCCTTCGCTGATCGAGCAGGTGCTTTCATATTTGCCGGTACTGGACTGTGGTGCCCAAGCAAACACCTGTTGCTCGCGCAGGTATGTCATCACCAGGAGTTTGCCGTCATCGCGGATGCAGAACGCGCTGCTGTAAGGCACGATGCAGAATGACCAGTCGATGATGCTGTGTTTCTGGAAGAGGTGGTTTGCCAGAATAGTGAGGTCAGTTCCCTGGTACCCGTCAACGTCGAAGGAGTAGGCCAGATCCCTTACGGCGCTTCCCTTCTCCTGGATGAACAGCGCGATGTTCGCCACCGCAATCGGCGGAACGTTGCTGGAGCCACTATTCCCCTGCGAGCTGAACGAGAACGACGCGGGGGTGAGGACCTTATTCTGGTCCCCGGATATCGTATATTCCCCGCCTGACGTGAGTGCAATCAGGTTGCCAACATCGATCAGGTGTCGGATTTCGTTCACCTGGCGCCCGGCGTAGGTGTAGATGATGCGATCGTCATCCTGCAATGGGTTGTTCTTGCCGAAGTCCTTATAATCGCCTGTGCGGCTGGCCCAGATGGTTTGCGGGTAGGCTGTGGATGCGGCGAAATAAAGGCGCTGCTGGTAGTAGACCACGGTGCCTGGGTAGCCGTTGACGCTGTTCCAGGCGAAGCGTGCCCACTTATAGCTTCCGTTGGCAGAGCCAACAACCTGCGACGGGATGTAGTTGATTACCGTAGCGGTGGCGGTCAGGCCATCACTCGCAACAGCGGTAATGCGGACAATCCCGAATCCACTATGGAGGTATTCCCACTGGATCCCGGTGTCATCATCCCCAGTGCCGCCCCACCCGTCCCACGACATGCCTTCTGTATGCGACGGACGCAGGGTACCCGTTTTGCCTTCGGTGTTGGCACGGTAGTAGTTGCTGTCGGCCCGACGAATATCGTCGATCACTGTGGTCTTGCTGGTTTCCCAGACGGGCACGGAATCAACCGCTGGCTGCTCGAGATAGAACAGCTTGCCCACTTGCTCCGCGCCGAATATCGCAGAACTGGCCGTCAGCGTAACACTTCCGGTGCTGGCGCTCGCGTAGACGGTGATCGCTTCATCGATGTTGATATCTTCGAACGGACCGTTTTTCGTTTCGACGTCGACGATCTGCCAGTTGTCATGCGCGTAACGACGCAACTCTTTTGGCGGGTAAGCCGGGTGAACCAGCGTGAGAACGTCAGCGCTCTGGGTGAATTTGATGCGGAACAAATCGGAATCCGCATACGGCATCGCCAGCTCGTAAATCACATTGCTGCTGTTCAGCACATACGCACCGTCTTTAATGACGCGCATATAGTTATGGCCGAATTCCAGCGCATACGTCTGTATCGTGGAGAACTGGAACGGGATCAGCCTGCACTTGCGGTCTGCGTACTTAGCCTCGCCGATAAAGCGCGTGCCCGGGCGGTTCTCCACCCCGCCGTACTGCCGGACGATAAAGTTATCGCACTTACGCAGCGCCACCTGATACTTCGACATGTCGATGCGGCCATACAGTGACGGGCCGATCTCACCGCCGGCAAAGCTCGGCTGTATCCAGCTAAATGCCATTACGACAACCTCGCTGCTGTGAATTCATCCATTGGCGGCTGCTGTTCCTGCGATTCGTTCAGGCTGTGCGACCCGGCGCTGAGGATCACGCGGTTGTACATCGACAGGGCGTTATTGCCCAGATCAGCACTGCCGGTCAGCGGCATGTTGATGGCGGCAGCCAGACGCCAGGACAGCGCCTCGATGAAGATGGCATCGAACATGCTCACGTCAGTGACACGCGCTACATACTTCAGCCAGGCCGCTGGCTGGTCTGTGTAAATCAGCTTTCCTGTTCCTGCCGCATCAGCGCCTGTCACATATGGCACGCGCATAGCCGCGGTTGGATTGCGGATACCCGGCAGCATGATTTCCGTGATGCGCATACAGTCAGTCGGGTATTGGTAGGCGTACTGCCAGTCCGGCGGCGGGTTGTTGGTATCGGCCAGCGCCACACGCTTGGTGGCAAAGTTCCAGTCGAAGTCTGCCAGCGCGGCATCGCGGCAGGCGTCGAAATGCAGGGAGCACTGCCCGGCTTCCTTGCTGGCTTCGTCCAGGCTGTTAATGCTGCGGCTGTTGCCGATGTTGCTCAGCGCGCGGTTGCAGATCTCGATTACGGAAGCCATTACTCATCCCCGCCTGGGTAAAACGCATCTTTCAGCTCTTTAGCATCGTCACGCTTCTGCGGCGCCAGTCCAATATCGGTGATCTGAAGCTCGACATAGTTGTCTTCACCGTGATCCGTGGTGCGCGTAGACACTGAACACACGTTAGCCATTGCCATGATGGTCACGCTATCACCTACCGCAGGCAGTGATTTTGCATTCAGGCCGAGCCTTTGGAGAGACTCATTATCCAGAGTGATGCGCAGCCCCCAAGGATACTGATCTTTGGTTTCTGGTTTTCCATCTTCACCAACGAATGAGTCGGTTCCTGTTTTCATGTTTACAGTTTTCATTCTCAGGTCTCCGCATAGAAAAGCGGGGCCGAAAGGCCCCGGCTGATAGCGTTTAAGGTACGTTTACACGCCCAGTTCTTTACGCTTTGCGTCGATCTTCTCTTTCAAAGTCTTCGCGCTGGTGTTTTTATGCGGAGCTTCGCCGAACATCTCTTCATAAATGGTTCGAAGTTGGTCCAGTTCCTGAAGCTCTTCATTGGTTGGCAACTCGTCTTCCTTCACCACGACATCACCGTCGTTATAGGGGATCAAATTTTTACCAGCCTTCCCAGAAAACTCCACAATATCGCCTGGTTCGTAGAGTTTTCCGTCAATGAAAGAGCGTTCTTTAACGCGATACTTAGACATTGGTTTGCACCCCGCCAACAATGCCAGCGGTTACTTTGCCAGTGGTCGGCGCGGTACCGGTGACGGTGTAGTTAAGACGGATGTAGCGTTCCAGCTTCATCGGCAGAGTGATGACCGGAGTTTTGTAACCCACGGTCAGTGATGCCAGCGGAATGACCATGGAGATCACGTCCGTTGCAGAGCTGAACGCTGAGTTGTCATCGGTCTGGACAGTTACTGTCAGGCTGGTGAGGGTATTGAATGCCTCAACAACCTGAATCAGCAGTGGGATATCTCCATTTTTACCGACGTCCTTACTGGAGCCGGTATCAATGACGTTGGTTGAAGCCGCGGTGGCCGTAATGGCCTGAGCCGCGGAGAACAAAGCCTGTTGATCAAGCAACATGATTCTCTCTCCTTACGCCGTTACGGCAGATTCAGTGTTGAGGATTGCATCCGCACGACGGATAGGAATGCCCAGGAAGGAAACGATCTTCTTACCGCCGTACTCTTCGATGGTGAGGTTCACGTTTTTGGCATTCATAGCCTGTTTGTGCAGCCATGCGTGGATGGTTTTGTTGGCATAGATAACTTCTTTGCCATCACCCAGCATTGCCACGTCGCGGGCATAGTAAGCATCAACCATCATGCTGATCAGGTCAGCACCAGTTGAGGCATCTTTGGTCAGGGTTGTCACATCGATGTTGCAGATGCGGGAAATTGAACGCCAGTCACGCACGCTCAGGCCAAGATCCCACTTGAACTCGTCACGATACGCTCGGAATTGACCGCCGTTGCTGTCGCTCACGAGATCGTCGCCAAGGTCTTCATGCTGGAAGCCTGCCACCATGCCTTCTGGGTAAATCATGTGCGCGGTATTCTCGCCCCATGACATAAACCAAATGGAGGTGTTGGTTGATCCAGAACCACCGGCGTTGAAAACGTTTTCTGCGCTTGCTGCTTTGCTTGTGCTCAGCGTATTAAAGCGCGGTGCCAATCCCATGAAAGCTTCAGGCTCAGCATCAGTGTTGCCGTAGAAGGTATAGCGGGAGACTTTATTGTTAAAGCCC